GTCTTTGGTTCTTGCATCCGTGAAGCCTTTTGAATTATTTACATATTCTTGTGGTATACCAGGCAGTACACCCATAATACATGGCATTTGTGAAGAAAGCCCATCAAAATAGAAACCAAAAACATAGTCACCTTCCTGTGCAGTTCCAGTTGTCAGTGAGCCATTGACTGGAATTATTGGTTGTGACCATGGAAGAGAATCGGTTGGAACCAGATTTAGGTCCGGAGAATGTGAACCGAAAATACGTACACGACAACGACCAAGGTTTAGCGGATCTTTTCGATCTTCTACAACTCCCATCCACCAAACAAAGTTATCGTGACCTATTCTATTTGTGAAATCCATTTAGTTACCTTTCACTACTTCATAAATTTGTGGTGAATTCCAATCTGGTATTGGAGCAGCCGTGCTATCTTTTACAACTTCTAGAACTGTATCATACTTCATATCAGCTTTGATGACATGACGTACAGCAGAAATTAAATATCTACCAGTATTGTAAACATCATATAAACCTTCATTCAAACCAGAACCATCTTTTTTACTTGCATTTGATGGTAGTTCTAAGTTAATTGTTTTTCCGACAGATAGTTTTGGATCACCAGCAACTGCAATTTTGACTCTCATATAGTGGGATAAAGACATTTGAGCAGTTCTATAGGGAACATACGTTTCGGCAAAGATATCATTTAAAACTGCCCATGGTTTATCAGAAATACCTTTAGCTTTTCCCTGTTCTTTGTTTGATATCAAAACTTTGTATGTTGCATCATACATTTTATTCATTGTCTTTCTTTGACGATTTGGTACATTATTGATGACTGCAAAATTGTTCAATTGTGTGTTTTTGAGCCAATAATCTTTTGAATAGTCAAATTCTGTTTCATAATAACGTCTGGTCAATGGATCAACTGTTAGAGTTTTGCTTGCAAATGCACCATTGACTGTTCCATACAATGTATCAAATGTGTCCAAATAGGTGTAAGATTTAACACCAATCAAATCACGATAGAGTTCACCAGAAGATCCTGTATTACCCAAATTTCTTGTTGTATACATGTATCCTCTTTTTTCACCTTTATATGGAACTTGCGTATACAATTTTTGAAGTGATGTGAAATGGAAACCTGTGTGATTTTCATAGAACAAAAAGTCGGCACCAGGATATGTGTTGGCCATAGCATAATTTGCTAACCAATGTAGTGTTTCAAATGGTGACTTGTATGGAATGATAAAATCGTAAAGGCCTTGTGTTTCTTGTATGTCCAGTTGTGTTGTTGGTATTTGCAGTTGTTCTACCAAAACATCTGTGGCCATCTCACTGATTTTTTTACCTTTATATGCTTTGCTTATCTTTAGTTGTTCCGAAAAGAAGAATTCTTCAGAACAGAAATGTAAGGTGTAATTTTCTGTTTCTTGGTTGTGTAGAATTCTCTCACTCACACGATAGATTCTGAATTTTTTAGAAATTCCCTCTTTTTCGTCTTGCGATTTTGTTTTTCGAAAAACTAGATTCAAATATTCACCACCAGATAAACCCAAACGGTCAATCATGCTGATTGCATCTGTGATTAGAACTTCACCAGTCACAGAACCACGAAAAATATCTTCATAGTATGATATTTCTATCATCATACTCTTGATATTGACAACGTTTTTAGGTGTTATCAATTCCAATGTTTCCAGATAATAACTATCTGGTAATTCTGGTGTTGTTCCAGTAAGTTCAGCCATTATTTACTTTCATCACATTCTGTAAAGAAATTTCCATTTGGCTTGCATATGTAGAGTTTAGAATCTTGATATTTCTCTTTGATTCATTTAATTCATATTCATAGTCAAAAATTGTAACTTCTTTTTTTGATATTGTTATTGTGCAAGTAAAACCATTTGGTGATGGTTTCACAAAAGTTTCCGAACTTGGTGTCAATGAATTATATGTTGTCTCGTCAATTGTAATTATTTCTGTGCTTGTCAATTGACTTTCAGCATCTAAAGTTTCAACGACTTTCTCATAACTATGAACTGTTGTGTTTGTATACTCAAATGGTGTTTTGCCGGCAGCTTCTGCTTCAGCGGCATATTTACTATCAATGTATTCAAGGAATTGTTGTTGCTCTAAAGGCCAATCCCACAATGGATCTAGAATTTGATTTGAATATGTAACTAACCAAAAGCGATTTGGATCGCCGTAATATTTGTCAGCAACAATTTCTGGTGTATCGCCATTTTGTATGGCATACGTATAGAATAACATCGGATTGTTTTGTAATTCTTCCAATAGTTTTGCACGTGTCAAAAGATTGGTGAGCAATATCAAATTGCCATTTTGATCCGGTGTTAATATTTTTGGTAGAGTGTGGAAGTATAACATTAATATCCAGCGTTAATTTTGTTTTTATCGACAATAACAGTTTCTTTGAATTGCAATGTCAATTTGATTTGATTTGGTACACCATCATTGAATGTTGACCATTGACCACTTCCTGCATAATCAACGTTCATGCTTTCTAATACACATTCACCGATTCTATGTACGTTTAAGTTTTCTTCATTACCATAATAGAAATTTATTTTGAAGGCATCAGGCACCTTCATATATAAACCTTGTTCAAAGATACCATTATCGTCAATTTGTGGAGCAGAATGGTATTTGAACAAATAGATTATTTTTTTGATCGTATCACTTTCTTCTTGACTGTATGGTGTGAAAGTGAAATCGAATTGAAATTGACGGAAACCAATCTCAGCAAATAATACCTGCAACTGTGGGTTCATTGCATATCCACCAGCGTTCAAACCGATTCTGGCTAAATCCATACCAGCCATTTTACCTATGTTTCCATAAACATATTCACGAACGAATGGATCATTAGCTGCCGCATTGACTAGGTTTGTCATAGACTTGTCGCCTTGACCTCTTACTGCATTGATGATAGAGGTTGCACCTTGTGCTAGAAAATAAGGACGTCCTAATGCTGATGCTGTGTTGAAATCATCATATCTTGTTTGATAGGCCACATTCACTGAATCTGGAATGTAAAGACCGATTGTTGCACCATCTTTTCTATTTAATTTAGTCAATGCATTACTTAAATCATTTACACCTGGTCCCAATTTTTCAGCAGCTTCTGTCACTTGTTTTCCTGCACCTTGTAAATCTCCAGTAAGTATAGCTTTAGCGAAACCCAAGCCTTCAGCCGCACCAACATTTTTAATATCATTTATCAAGTTTTGACCTACACCCACTAAATTTTTTGGATCAGATTCTCTCACAGTAAAAACAATCGAATGCTTTCTGGCTGGATTAGACCCTAAATCTCTTGGATACCTATAGATGGCTTTGTCATAATTTGAGCCGTAAAGTACAGAAAGAGGACCCTTGACCGCACCAGGGACAGAGATTCCACCAATATTTGATGGGAGTGTGGTTATGTTGATTGACATTTGGGATTTTATTTAGAAGGTAATATACATATTTATATGGCATACTCGGGCAAATTTACACCAAAAAACCCACAAAAGTATCGTGGGGACTTCAGAAACATCATCTACCGTTCCACCTGGGAATGTAGGGTGATGAATTGGCTTGATTCCAACGACAATATATTGGAATGGGGTTCGGAAGAACTGGTAATACCATATAAATCACCAGTCGATGGTAAAGTTCACCGTTATTTCCCTGATTTCCACGTGAAAGTGAAGCAAAAAGATGATACAATCAAGATGATGGTGCTTGAGGTTAAACCACATAGACAAACGGTTGAACCAGTCAAAAAGACACGTATTACCAAGCAATATATAAATGAAGTTGTAACCTACGGTGTCAACCAAGCGAAATGGAATGCGGCCACAGAATTCTGTGCAGACCGTGGTTGGGTTTTTAAAGTCTTAACTGAATATGATTTAGGGATAAAATGATTAGATTACATGTGTTGGCGGTGCCACATACGGCATCGACCAAAGAGTATACGGTTTGCGCCTTTACTCAAAAAGTGATTAATTTCTGTAAAATGTACAAGGAACAAGGAATGCACGTGATCCATTATGGGCACGAACATTCTGATGTGGTTTGTGATGAGCATGTGACAGTTACCACGCAAGAATTGTTGGAATCTGAATATGGAATCTATGACTGGAAGAACGAAGGTCTGAGATTTAAACAAGATGACGTAGTTTACCAGACATTCAACAAAAATGCTATTGCTGAGATTGCCAAACGCAAACAACCAGGCGATATCATACTGTGCTTTTTCGGCCTAGCACAGAAACCAGTGTGTGATGCACATCCAGACCTCTATGCATGTGAACCATCTATTGGTTACCCATCATCATTTGCCACATACAAAGTATATGAATCATACGCTGTGATGCATGGCCTGCAAGGTCAAAAAGGTGTGCAAAATGCAGAATACAAGTTCTATGATGCAGTTATACCTTCAGGCTTTGACCTCGATGAATTCAAGTTCCAGGATAAAAAAGAAGATTACTTCCTGATGTGTGGCCGAATGGTCTGGTCCAAAGGTGTAGACATTGCGGCA